ATATTTATACCTATATTTAAATTATACTTTAGATATTTTACCTATATTTAATTATACATTAGATATTTTACCTTGATTTTATTTTACCGTCGCTATGCCGAAGGCATATAGGGGGCATAAAAAAATACTTACCGTATTTTACCTGATTTTACCTCTTAGTATATGGGTTGATATTTTTTTTCCGTCTCAATATCTATCCAAAAACCAACACTACAACCTTTCGGTTGCTTCGCTTTCCACTCCTTAAAAGTTTCTCCAAACTTGTTCCTTGGGGCAGTCTTCTCCTTCAAACGCCTAATTTCCGCCCTACGCTTGTTGATTTTTTTCTTGATTGACGCTAAAATGTTGTTAGGGTCTCCTTCGGCGGTAATTTCCTTGATGCGTTCCTTTGCGTCGGTAATTTTTGCCTCGTGTTCCTCTATAGTGCGTTGCTTCATTGTATCTATTGATTGTCTGTCTGTTATCTACCCTACAATGTTATGTTTATCATTTTTTTTTCACTTTTCGTATAAATCTAAAAAAATTAATAAACAAAAAATCGTTTTTTTTTTTATTAATTTAACAAGACACTTTTATAAGATTTTTCAAAAAAAATTGATTTTAGATTTTTACTCAAGTAATCTACCAGTGGATTACCCTATACTCAAGAATGAGTGTTTATCATAGAGATGGTGTTATAAGTATGTGGCGTAGGGCGAAGGAAGACCAGCAGAAGGGTGAGGTATGTATTGCGTGGCACAATTCCGCGCGAAAATTAATGTGGTGTTCCAGACCCCAGATAGGGTTTGAGATGGAGCGGTTTAGGGGGTTGATTAGGGACAAGAAGTTGGTGTGTAGAGATTACAACAACTTTGAGCGAAAGGACTGCGACGGAAAGGTATGGTATTCTTACTGTATTCAACCTACACAGGAGATTGATGTAGGTGGAAACCCTATAAACCTATTCATATTTGGCGTTATGTGCGACGGATTTACCTACTTTTTCAAGAGTAGGGAAAACCGTGATGCCCTATACAACTACATCAACGACATTGAAGCAGGGACAGCAGTGCCGTCAAGGAAAGAATAAACAAGAAGACAAAGGACAATCAGGTAAGTATTTTTTTAAATACAATTAAAGTATTAAGTATTATAAGTAAAATATATTCTTTAAAGTATTATAAGTATTGTAAAGTATTGTAAAATATAATTATTAAAAAATATAAAATATTAAATACTTGTATGAAGTATTCAAAAAAATTGATAAGTTTATTTTTATTTATAAAATAATCATTAATAGTATATAGATAACAATGGGTCGTAAAACATTATTAATATCTCTTGAAGATATAGAAAAATATGGGAAGTGTGTAAAGTGTAATATCTCATTCTCTAATGTAGGGACTATATGCCGAGGAAAGTTAATCCAACAATATGAGCAACATATTGCTTCTAAGGCACACCAAGCAGTCGTCTTAAGTATAGAAAAAGTGCCTGAAGAGGTTAGGGAAAATCATAATAAAACATTAGAGTTAAAACTCAATGAACTAACACATCAAATAGATAAACTTACTAATCTCTATACAACACAGACACAAGTAGTTAATAGATTAGTAAATGAAGTTAGTATCTATAAACGCAACACCGACCAAGCAATTCATCTATTCAAATCTTTAAAAACAGATTTATTTGGTAGAATGGATTATGAGAAGCATAAGTATATAGGTGCTGTTAGAAATGATGAAATGATAGAATATGTTAGTTTTGGAAATAGATTAGCAAGATTAGAACAAGTATTAGTAAATCCAATACCTATTGGAGAAAAAGAAATACCTATACCCATTGGTGTAAATAATCATAAAGTAGTAAATCTTGTAGATGAAGACTATAAATATGAGAAGATTACACCTAAAACTATGATACTAACAGAAGCAGAAACACCAAGACCTATAGCTATACCAGAAAGTTTATCATTAGATGTATTAAAAGGCATTAAAAAAGTAGAAATACAAGAAGTGCCAGAGACACGACACTTTATACCTAATAATTATGAAAATAATAGAGATGAGAGTGATAATGATGAAAGTAGTAGATATGATAGTGATGATGATAGTAGGGAAGATAGTAGAAATGAGGTTAGAACTTGGACTGAAGAAGATGAGAGATTAAAATATCAAAATAGTGAGCAGTATGAAATATATGGAGATGACTACGAGAGTATCCAATGTTTTAATGAACTATTTGAAGAAAAAGATAATGATAATGAAATGAGAATATCATCTATAGCAAGTGAGTTTGAAAATATGGTAGATTGGATTGAAGAAAACGCAATTGGAGTTAAAGGTGTAAATCAAAATGAAGCAAAGAGAATTAAAGTATATATAGGTAAAATGTATCAATTAATGAATAAATATGATGAAAATTATTATGATATACCTTGGACAGAAGATATAAATGGTGGTAAAGATAGTATTTATAAAAGATTAATAGAAATAAGCAATACTGTTTTATCTTTAGATAATATTAATAGTGGTAGATTACTACCTACAAGAGGTAAGAAATAAAATACTTAATTTAAGTATTAAGTATTTACTACTATTTTTTATTTTATTTTACTATAAATATATGATATTTTAAATACTTATAAATATATTTTACACAAATAATATTAAATACTTGTGTTAAATATTCTATTTTTATTCTATGATAAGTTTCCTATACCATTATATCCCATTAGTATCCAATAAGTGCCTGTGCTGTCGGCAATAAAGCGTTGGCAGGTATTACGAGATGTTAGTTGGTAGTTTAGATACTTTGTATCTGTTGTATAGGTAAATCCTACACTTGGTAGGGTAAAAATACAATCCTGACCTGATACTAATTCTTTATAGTTTTGCTCGTTTCCATCCATTGATACTTGTATATAACCATTTACATTTAGAATTGTAGTTATATAATTAGAGGGAACAGCTAAAGGAGCACCTAAATCAGTCCAAGTTAGTAAAGTAGATGAAGACCATACTTTATTATTATTATAATCACATATAATATCTTTACTACCCTGGCACTGAATAACATATACACCACCAACACCACCAGGACAAGTTGTATCTATAAAAGTATCTGTAGCTCTATCATAGTAAATAAGACCACCACTATAGGGAGCACTAAAAAACCCACCTACAAGTATATAATTACTATTGATTACTGAAAGTTTATTAGCCCAAACCGCACCATTAATTGGCGTGCCCCCAAGTGCTGTAAAACTACAATTGGTGCTATCATATTTAGTAAAAAAATTAAGAGTAGCAACTGGAGCTACAGAATAAGCAAAACTACCACCTACATATATCTCACTTGTTGATAAAGCAGTAATATCATTTACATAACCATTTAAATCTGTGCTATTACCACCAGAAGATATTTGATAAGATTGAGTATTTGTAGCACCCTGGCAATTTACTATTTGAAAAAAAAAGGACACGGCAGAACCAGAAGGTTGTAAAGAATTAAAAGTTCCCCCTACACATAAAACACCAGCAACAGTTCCTAATGCTAAAACATATCCACCACCAACACCTTCAACATTAGTAGGGTCTCTTATAACATCTTCAGTAGCAGGGCTAACTGTTGGATTTAGTAGAAAACGAGTTATACCGTATTGTCCTGTAGCGTTAGTATTTACTGTAGAAAAATTACCACCTACATAAACAAACTGATTATCACCACAAATAGAGGTAATTTCCGTCGCACCACCACTACAACTTCCACTTACTTTTGCGTTAGATATTTGAGTAGTTAGAGTAATATCATAAATATATATATTCCCACTATCACCACCAATCCAGATATGATTATAGACAGGGTCAAAATATTGTGCTTTTATATTTTCAGGATTAGTCATTACATTAGCACCAAATGCTACCCAACTTGAAGCAGGAGTTATACCTTTATTTACTACGGTTAGTCTTTGAGATGGTATAGATGGTAAAGGAACACTCGCCGTATTAGCATTACCATTATCAACTACAAAATCAGGATAATAATTTATATTAGCTAAAGAAGTTGTTAATTTTGTAGAACTAGCTAATGGTTGAGTTATTACAACACCACCTGAAGAACCAGTCATTCGTATCGCACCAGCATTAGAACTTAGATTTACATCACCACCACCGTTAGCAGTAATATTTATAGGAGACAAAGCACCTGCTGTTGTTTGAATATTTATAGGAGAAGTAGTTGATGTTGTTGTTATAGTAATAGCACTATTTGTATTACCTGTCCCCATCACAATAGGATTAGCATTAGCAGTTGTAGAAATAGTTGTTGTAGAACCACCGAATGTATTTCTTAGATTTAGACCAGCAACAGATAAAGAGTTTTGAATTATTAAACCATTTGTCTCTAAACTTCTATAGAGTTGATTAAAACCTGTTGAACCATCGCACCTAAAAAACTCAGTAGGAGTAGGGTTATTAAGACAAGTTAATAAAGATATACTACCATTTTCACTACCTGCTACTACATCTCGTTGATTTATAGCTATTCTTGCGTATTCTATCTTAGCACCAGCATTATTATTAGCGTTATATGATAATGCCCCTATACCGTCATTATTAGCAGGAGTTGCTGAGTTTTTATACAAATCTAAATGAACGGCGTTAGCATTACCATTTGTATTTTGAAATGTTGTAGCAGGATTAGTAGCACCACCAGCACTACTTTGTGATACTACAAAAGCACCAGTCCCATTAAGAACTGTCTCTATTTGACCATTTGCTGTTGAAGTAGTTATATCTACAGCACCCATATCTAAGTTTGTAGTTAGGGGTGCTTTCAAAGATACAGTTGCTACTGTCCCTACTGTAGCTACATCTATATTAGACCCACCAAGCACTGAGGTTATAGTCCCACCACCACCACCAGCACCCCATAATAGAGTTCCACCAGCACCAGCAGTTAAAACCTGATTTAAAGCACCTGTTGAATTAATACTATCTCTAATATTAAAAGGTTGTAAAGAGGTATTTGTAGTAATAATACCAGCATTTGTATTTAAAGCAAGATTTTGCCCTACGACACTATTTTGTATAGTTAAAGTATTAGCACCATTATTATGATTAATGTCGTTATTAGCTATAACAATACTTTCAGTAGCAGTTTGTATTGTAAAATTATTGTATTGTAGAGTTGAATTAGTAGTAGGAACACTATTTTGATAAACCGCTATACCTTCACCTACCATTTGAGTAAGACTATCATTTGGAACATCAGTTAAAGTAATATCATTATAATCTATATTTAAACTTTGTCCTCCAAGAACACCTAATATTGCTTCGCTCCCTAGATTTGTAGTTTGATTAAATGGATTTAGAAAACCTACTGTAGCTACAGCACCTACAGTTATAACATCTATATTATCACCACCTACAACAGCATTTATACCTCCACCACCACCACCAGCACTCCACCCTACACCACGAGGAACAGCATTATTTACAGCTAAGACCTGAGTGTTTGTCCCTAATGGATACATTATTTCACTGTAAGACATTTGTAATATATATCATATAGTAAGATAATTTATATAAATAAAATCTTTACTTATATTATAATGAAAAACAATAATAATACATCTACACTAGAAGGAGGTATATATAATTTTGTTAAGAATGTAGGTCAGCATATATTTGGAACTGATAGAGAAAATCCTAATAAAGTTAATAATTATCAACCTACTAATCTTCCACCTAAAAAAATACTATATGAAATGGTAAAAAATACATATCAACCTAACTCTAAAATACCTATTCAAGGATTTAGTATTATTAGAGAAACACCCACATTACAATTTTATTTAAAAGATAATGAAAATGTTATCGTAGTAGCTGTTAGAGGAACTATTGATTTAAAAGACATAGGAGCAGACATTGGAATAGCTATTAGAACATTACTTTATTCAACTAGATATAAGAATGATTTAACTACAATTCAAGAAGTACAACAACAATACCCTAAACCACCATATATCTATTATGGTGTAGCACATAGTTTAGGTGGCGTTATATTACATAAACTCATTAGAATGGGATTAATTAATGAAGGTGTTAGTTATAATCCAGCACTTGAAGCAACAGATATTAATGATACAACTACAAAACACTACAAAATCTATAATCAGGATGACCCTTTGTATATGTTAATGGGGAAAAATGCTTCTAATGTTGAGGTTAGACCTAATAAAAATAGAGGTTTAGCAAGTGCCGTAATAGGAACTACAGATTTAGGTAAAGCTATTAATTCTGTTAGAGCACACTTACTTAATAATTTTGAAGGAGGAAAGATAGCTAAACATTATCCATTGGATTTTGGATTAGGAGTTGATAAATATCTTGAAAAAGCACAGGATTACGCACGAAAAAATGGGTATGAAGATTACGACTTGGTTAAATACGCAAATGATGGAAAACATAAGTTAATTCTACGAGGCATTCCATTTGGAAACAAGGATTATGATGATTTTATCAGTTATACACTAAAAGAAGGAAAAGATGTCGCAAATAAACATAGAGATAGTTATCTAAAGAGAGCAACTAAAATTAAAGGTAATTGGAAAGAAGACCCCTATTCACCTAACAATTTAGCTATAAAGATTTTATGGGGAGGAGGTAGAAAGAAGAAGATTAGCAAATACGCAAACCCTATAGATTGGGAAGATATTAAATGGGGTAGTTTCTCTAATCAATTCAAAATATGGAAGATAAGACATCCAGAATATACACAAATAGCTACATTAGATGACTTCGCACGAATGATTAAAGAAGCACCACAAGCATTTAAACCAATTACTATTAAAAGAGCAAACTTCTACCTTAATGTTTTAAAACCACAAGATAGACCTGAATATATGGAAGGTGGTATTGCCCCTATGGTCGCAGCGGAAATTGCCTATGAAGGTGCTAAACTTGTATATGAGTTTCTACCTGACGATGCTAAAGAGTGGGTAGATACACAAATAGATAGTGTTAAAGAATACGCTATGGATGTATTCAATGAGATATTTAATACAGAAGAAGTACAAAAAGCAAGAGATAAAGCTAAACACGATGCCTTTATGAAGGGACAATTTGAAAAAGGTTGGAGATGGGATGAGGAAGGTAATGTAATTCAGTTTCCAAGAGCACCTAATGGAGAACTTTGGGTAAAATTACCTAATCCATCTTCACCTGAAAAGTTTGTATGGATTAAGAGAACGAGTGCTAGGGCTATTTATGAACAATTAAAAGCACAGGAGCGTATTCACCGAGGACAACAGGGACAAATGGGTAAATCATATATAGATTACGGAGATGACGCTATTGAAGAACAACAATACCAACAATCACAGAATGACCCTACTTATAATCAACAATTACAGGAGGCAACTAATCAACAACAAGAAGAAGAAACTCAAAATATTAGAAGCAAAATGGGATTAGCTAAACAACAACAACAACCTATACCTACATATCAACAACCTATACAACAACAACAAACCCCTTACTCTACACAACAACAATACCAAACTGACCCTTATCAACAAGAATATGAAGATGATATACGAGCACAACAGCAACCACAAGGTGGAGGTGTAATAGAGGATATAGGTGAGTTTATTAATAACCTATTTAATAAACAACCTAAATATGAACCAGGACAGACATTCCGTATTAACCCTAAGACAAGGTTAGAAAGAGAGCAAGATAGTAGGGTAAGAAGGAATAGAGAACTACAAGATAGAAGATATACTTAAAATAAAATACTTTACTCAAGTATTTAATATAATTGTTTTTTTTATTTTTATTTTATAATGAGTTTTAGAAATCTCTAAAAGAAAAACAAATTAAAATAAGTAAAATACTTAATACTTCAATTAAGTATTCTATTTATTAATAATAATAATATTAAATATATTTAAGTTATAGAATATCTCTTACTTACTATCTCATCGTAAGTTAATCCGCTTGTCTTTCTAGTATTTTTCATCTCTTTATAGTAGTTATCAAGGTCATATCCATTCTTCATAAAATCCATTATTCTATTAATAGCGTGTCTTCCACAAGTATTGACTTTGCTTCCCTGTTGTTGATATGCTACTGGATTATATACTACCTTTCCACCTTGTTGTATCCATCTATCATACATATTTGTTAATAATGGAGTTCCACTACCTACTAATTGTCTCATTCCACAATCTATCCATTTTAACTCTGTATCTGGTTTGACCCCATAACTATCAAAACTCTCTACCTTTCTACCATCTCTAAGCACAGCAGTCCAGTGTCCATTCATAGGGGAACTTTCATAGAGTATAATAGCATAATCTTTATTCTTAGGTAATAGTTTAGATATATCATTATTATACCTACTTAACTCTTTGTAGGTAAGGATTTTAGCATTAGGTAGGTAGTGTCTTATCTCTTTATCATCAAGAGGATTAGAGATAATACTTTTTAACATTATACTATAATGTTAGATAATATTTGTTATCTATTTTTTCTTTGGAAATCTATCTAATTTAACATTAACAGTGTTTAATTTTCTAAGAAATCCTATTGGTTGAACTCCTTCTATTAATTCTTTCCATTCATCATCTGTAAATGTATATGGACTTTCGTTAGGGTCTAATCCAGGTAAATCATTAGCATCATACGCTACTGCGTTATTATCATCAACCTCTTCATACCAAACTTTAAAATCTCTATTATACTCTAATTCAGTAGTTTCCTCATCATCACTTAATACAGGTATAGATAAAGGTGTATCAGGTGCTTCTTCATCTTCTAATATTTCTCTTCTAAATGGTAGATAATTAAACCCTAACTCTTGTAATAGTCTTGTGTGAGATAATGCTTTATCTACTGTTTTTTGTGTATGCTGACGACCATAATATGATGTTTCTGTAAAGGTGCTACCTTCTACATAATTTGTTAGATTTTCATAATTACATACCCAATATATCTCATCTTTTAATAATTTTTTATCATCTAACTTATAATATTGACCACTTCCTATTTTAGAAAATTGTTCTCTTATTTGTGGATAATCCTTTATAAGTTTCATATAAACAGCAATACTTCTAACTTTCATTTGTGGATTATCACTTAGTTCTTCATTCCATCTACTATTAAATAATTTCTTTTGGTATTTTCCCTTTCGTTTTTCTGCTCTATCATTAGTAGGTATATCTTCAAAGGGTATTCCTCTATATTTATTGTAGAGTGCTCTCATTGCTGGTGTTAGATAATAATATTCCTTTGGTAATTGTGCTGGTCTTCCTGTTTTTTGTTTATTTGGTTTAGGTTCTTTCTGTTTCTTTTGTAGTTTAGGTGGTCTCCCTACAGGGTTTTTAGGTTTATCTATAAACTCTTTTGCTCTTTTAAGTCTAGGTGGTAAATCATTTGGACTAACATCTTGGATTGCGTCTGTAGGTCTCCAATCTTTAATACCTACTAATCTTATACCTTTAACTCCTCTACGAGTTCTTGGTTGATTATGTACTGCCGACAATGTAGCTATTTCTTTATTTAAATAACTCATTTTTTCAGGCACTTTGATGATTAAACTGCCCCATTCAGGTATATCCATTATATACATATAGTTAGATAAAAAATAATTTATCTAATTAGTTGTATAAACTATTTGATTTATTCAATTAGATTTCCATTGAGTGTAAGTATCGTCCCATTAATTTGTAGGGTCAAAGGGTCGTGTTTTGTAGTTTCACTAGGCGTAGGGTATTTAATATATGATTTTTGCGTCCCAACAGAATGTGCCATAGCGTCAGCATCTGCCTGTTGTTCCGTATAGGTATCACCATATTTTTTAGATAAATAGATGTGCCTAAGCATAGAGCAACCAATGTTTTTCTTTAATACCCTATTAAGAATGCGTGTAATTGTGTTTGTATTAAACTGTTTATCACTATCTACTAGAAAATAGGGTATGCCTGTAATTTTATTACTAACTGTATCTATTCTATTATGATACGCCAGATAAGTGGTAATATCATTCCAAAGAGTATCAGGTATTTTAATTTTCTGTGTTCCTAATGCTTTAGAAGTCTTAAATGCGTTAAATATGAATGTTCTACTTACTAAGCATAAATGATTAATTTTTTGTGCTTCTTCCATAGGCATTTTAGGGTCTTCGGCATAGTCAAGAAAATTAAAGGCATTAGGTGTTAGAGATAATACCATATTTTGATAATCTTGATTTCTTCTAGGTTGTATATTTACATAAAGAGATAATACCATCATTTCTTTCAATAGAGTGTCTGTTTTAGATGTATGTTTAGTAGTAATCCAATTTGTATCTCTAACTTGTTTGGCAAGATTATCATAAATTGCTACAATATCATCCCAATCCATCCAGTTTTCCTTTTGTGTAGGAGTAAGTTGAGTTGTATCTACTGCTTTTAGGGTTTCTGCTTTATCCATCATCTTAGCATACCAAAAATTGTATGCTACTAGGTCAGGTTTCTTATCTAAACCATTTGCTTTTAGTGCGACTACAATAGATGTTAGATATGATTTCTTAGTGTTTTCAGCGTAATCAGTTAATACTTTTTCAACAAGTTCAGTATCTCTAAGAAAGTTAAGATTTTTAAAAATACTAGGTCTTTTCATCAAAGGTAGCATCTTCTCATAGATTTTTTCAATATTCCTTAAATACAGCGTTATACTAGTAGAAGAATTACCATTTTCTTCCATTACGCTCATTAACTTTGTTTTCAGTGTTCCGTCCATAGTTTTGTATATGTTATTATATAAGATTATTTTTATATATCAATTTTTTTTACAAATATTGAGTTTTACATAAAATATCAATATTTATATTTTACTCAGGGTTTAACATACACGGTGAGCATTCAAACATAGGTGTTCCTTTTTCTTCAGGTGTTAATAGGTCAGTTCCACTCCAACACCATCCCCCATCGTGTTTATAAACAACTAACCCTATAATATTGTATTTATGTTTTTCTTCTTCATAGTCTTCCTTAATCTTTTTAATTGTCTCAGGTTGTTTATGACTATATAAATCCCAATTAAACTTTAGAGCATTAATAGGTGTATAAATTATAGTATCATCTTCATAGACTTCATTAGGGTCTATTATTTGTCCCTCCTGTAATTTTACCTTGTATTTAGGTTTTTCCTCTTCCTTAGAATTATTTTCTACAATAACTTGTTCCTCAGTTTCCATTCTATATATATATTATACAATTTTTTTTTTATATATCAATTTTTTTAATAAATATTAATTTTACCAAAATGTTAATATTTATTTTTTATATGCCTGTTTTTTTGACTGGGTAGCAGAAGATAATAGACGATTAACAGGTATAAACGCCTACATAAGTATTAGATATAATACCTATGTAGATTTTACGCTTTTACTAGAACTCATAGCAACTCAACAAATAGGTTTAACTATAGCGAAATGTGGTGCGTTTAAACCCTAACTTCTTAGTTTAATCCCTACTTTATAGAAGAGGTATATCTTATTTATATATTATATCTTTAGATTTTAATTTTCGGCATTATCCTTTTCTTTTTTAGATTTATTATCACTTGTATAATCGTCCGCTAAACACCATATCTCTTTTTCAGTCATACAAATATTAGGGTAGTTTTTAAATATACTACACCACCTAGTCTTCATACCTTTTACTCTACTAATAAAATCTTTATCTACGCCAACATATCTTTCTAACATATATCTCAAAGCACCAGCACTTCCGCCGTGTGGAAAATATGTAATAGAATTACATTCATTTAGTATTCGTCTTGTAGATACAGAATTAGTAGGTAAATGATTTGTAGCTACAACTGAAATGTTATAATGTCGTCCTATCTCAAGGCAATGGTTTAGAATAGCATAAACAGCATCTCTAACTTTCTTATCACTGAGATTATCAGTGTCGTCAAATATAACCATACTGTCTGCTAAATCTTCTGCCTTAATAGGGTCTTTCCAAATTGTATCATCTAACTTAATTCTCTTAGGGTATATCTTGTCTAAAGAAGGGTCTTCATCCAAGGAACTAAACATATAAATAGGGCGGTCTGGATACAGTTTTTTATACCCTTTACAATAATTGTAGGTATATGTGGATTTTCCAGAACCACTTTGCCCTGTTATGTAGAGTATTTCCCTCTCTGTTTTTGGGTTAGGTATTTGTTGAAACTTAGCGTCTCCCTTAATACATAATTTCGTGAAACCTTTTTCTATAATATTCTCTTTGTCTCCTGCCTCTACATATACAACAGCACCATTATAGCTACCGCCTTCTATTTTACATAGGGGTTTTCCAATTCTTTCTAAGTTCAAGGTCATTATTCGTGATATATCATATACTTAGATTTTTAATGGATAAACTTTTTTGCGTCGGTATTTACAAAACTCTGTATTTGTTGTATATTACTATCTAACATTTTTATTTCTGGGTCAAACCCTAAATCTTTTAACGCTATTTTTATTAATTCTAATGTATGAGCATCTTTATATTTCTCTCTCAATATTTTTATTGCCTTTAGATTAGATAATTTCTTGTATTCCTTACCTACATTACTATTAAAATATCTAGTTAATCGTAATAGGGTCTTTTTATCACCTTTTATCTTAGATATACTAAATTGTCTTTTTAACGCTTTATAGTATTGTCCCTCTTTAATGTATTGCTCTTTATCTTCTATTAGATTTTTTAAGTGTTCGCTATCACTTTTATCAAAATTGTAGATAATACTTAGTTCTTTGAATATATATTTTTCTCTAATAATAAAATCTAATTTAATAAACCCTAAAGTTCCTTCCATTAAAAATCTAATAAATTGTCGTTTGTTCATTTCTAATACACTTGGTTTAAAGTATTTTATCTTGTTTCCATCAATATCTTGTAGTTTTGCCTCAATAAAGTAAAATGTGTTAGGCACAACATCAATAATGCGTAAGATTTCTTCATAAATATCGCTTGGTGAATAATTACCATTAATTTCACTATATAAATCTATATCTCCAGCATTCTGTTGTGATTTTAAAGAAGCACTACCCATTATCTCTATTTTATTACCCTTAAACTTCATTCTATTAACTAAACCGTATAAGTCTTGTGATATAGGTCTTAATTCTTCAATATCCATTAATTATTGTATATTATATACATAGATTTTATCCAAATGTATTTTCGGCATTATAGTATATGTATAGCATTTGGTCATCATCTTTATTTTCATCATATAACACCCTCATTAGAGTTTGGGCAGGGTATAATTTCTTATTCTTACCTATAAATAGAAACATTGCTTCATTACTCTCTATTTTCATTCTACGCCGTATAATAGCAATAACCTGTATCAATGGCATCTCATTAGGTATAAGGTATTTATTCTTATCAATTTTAGGTAATGTATAACAACTAGCATCTCGGTCTATGTAGCATACTACTCTATCAGGGTATTTCTCTCTCATAGAAGTAATCTTCTGGTAATCAGTATCTTTATCACTTCGTGTTATAACCATTGTATATAGATATATATAGATAATAATAATAAATACTTAAATCAAGTATTAAGTATTTCTTACTATTTTTTAATTTATTTTACATTAAAGATTGAATACTTTAAATACTTTAAAATATTTTTTTACATAATAATATTAAATATTTCAACTAAGTATTTTATTTATTACTAAAGTAGGCACTATCTTTCTTTAACCCTAATTTCTTAGCATTCTTTTTAGCAAAAAAACCATCTTCTGCTCTCATCTCATCAACCATTGCCCTATGTTTAGGGGTCTCTTCCATAACTGCTGTGCCGTAGTTAGGTCTTTCCATTTCTTGTCCCCTATACATTTCATCATCAGCATCATTATACAATTCTGGATTAGTGTAGGGTTTGTTTCTATGAATATATTTACCATCTTTAATAGGTAATGCTCTAAAGTGTTTGCCACTATTTTGTTCCATAACTCTATCGCTATTAACATTAAGGGGCATACCGAATAGGGGTTGTGATGTGCCTTGTAATTTACCTCTTGTTTTAAATCTATTATATTCTGGATCTTGTAGATACATATTATTATCCATATGGTTTATTTTCATAAAGTTAGGTAATCCTACATTTTGTGGTGGTGTTTCTATTTCACTGCGTTTCATTTGTTGTGCTCTACATTTATCTAAATATTCTTGTCTTTTTTCCTCACTCATTACAACTGCTGGTATCATACATTTAGATGGGTCAAAACCTTTGTATCTATCTAAGAATGGTTGTTGTTGTCCTTTACTATCAAACATTGCTCCTCCAATCATATAATAGTCTTGTTGGAATGATGGTGTTTCATAATATGGGTTAGATAAACCTCCATCAGGCACTTGTGTTGCTACATATCTATCAATATATCCAGGATACATAGAGTTTGCTGTATTATTAATCATATCACCCCTATAAAGTAATCGGTGTGTCTGTTCTAAACTACCTACTGCTCCACCTCGTCCTACATTCGTTCTCCACCAATCTCTACCTAAATATCCTACAATTGCTGTAGCTACTGCTAATGTATTTAGTGGTGGTGGTAATACATATACTAATGCTACTGCTGGATTTTCATACACAAAGTCTGCTGTGCTTTTACCTACTTTTTGTGCCGCCGAAATTACTCTAGGGTCAGTTAATATAAGTTGTGCGTAGTGTATTGCGTTTATAGTCATCCATCGTGTAAATTGTGCTAGAGTTGTAATACCTGCTCGTGCCCACGCCTCTGCTCGTCCTGCTGTTCTCCATAGATTTTCCATATTAGTAGCAGGTCTCATTTCTGGGTCTCTAAAATACTGTGGGTCTAACCCTATATTTGGATATTCCTCACCTATATCTACAAAATCAGGTGGAACTCCTGCCCCACCTACTAATCGTGATAGGGGATGACTACCACCATAGGGTGTTTTTCTAGGGTTAGTTGGTCTTCCTCTATTACCTAAGAATAAACTACCAGAATTAGCCCTATCATTTCTACCACCTGTAGCTCTACCTTGTCCTCTTAATTGTTGTTGTTGAACTCCGTATCGTTGTGCGTATCCTTCTCTCTGTATTCTAATATCATCCATTACCTGTAAAATACTATCTCTAGCAAGTTGTGGGTCATTTTGTGATAACGCCAATAATTGAGCAAAAATAGGTGTTTGTTGTAAATAATACTCTATTGCTTGTATATCATTTGGACTAGTTAAGTTTGTTGCTGTTTGATTTTCTGTTTGTAATATTAAGTCTTGTATTGCTTGAAAAATAGGGTCTCCTTGTTGTGGTGCTGTAGCGTAGGGTGGTGGTGCTCCTTGAGGTGGTGCTCCTGGGGCATTAGGGGCATTAAAACCAAGATTTAGAGCATCTATATACACTTGTGGATGTTGTTGAATAGAGTTCATAAATCTTCCAAATATAGGGTCTTGTTGTTGTGGTGCTGAGAATGCTGTAGCGAAATGATTTAAATCTAATGCTCCAGTTTGTGGGTCTAATAGTGGATTTTCAAGACGATTAGGTGGATTTTGTAAAGATTGGTTCATTAATCTAACTGCTACCATTATATAGGGTGCTAACTGTTTAGTTGTAGGTCTATCTCTTGGATTAGGAATACCTCTTACAATATCTGCTACAACTTGATTTTTAATTGCTTGTAATGCTCTTGCTCCTTGTGCTTGTTGTTGTCCTTGTTGTTGTTGTTGTTGTTGTTGTTGTGGATTACCTCTATTTGCTACTGGAATATTAGGGTCTCCAAATCCATTGTAATTTTGTGCTAAATAATCTCTTAGAGCAAGTAAAGAAGTATAAACATCAGTTCTTGCTTGGTTTGTATCTAACATTGCCCTAGGTCTTAATCCTAAGTTTTGTCTAATAGCATCTTCCCTAGTTTTAATATCAAGATTTAATTGTCTCATATCTGCTGGATTAATATTATCCCTTAACATTTGCTTTATTACATCTATAATATTACCTAATTGAGCATAATCTATTCCTCCATTAGCATCAGTAAATAGGGCATCTATTTGTGCTTGTGGTGCTAAAGGTGGTATAACATTACCTGCTAATGGTGCTTGTGGTGGAAGATTTTGTCCTTGTTGTTGTGGTAGTAAAGCATTTTGGTTTATTTGAGCATTCATATTAGCTATTTGTCCTTGTAGTTGTCCTTGATTTTGTATTACATTATTAGCATTATCTACATTACTAACTTTAGAATATACTACTCCATTTTGTATTTGTTGTGCTATTTCTTTTATTTGTCTATAACCCCTAACACCACGAATAACACCTGCTGGGGCATTACCTACAAAATTATCAATTAGAAGAATAATCATTTGGATATTAGGTTCTATCTGTTTTAATTTTTGACTTATAAACTTAAAGTCTGCTGGTGTTGCTGGTGCTGTATTATTTTTAGTATAAACATCAATAATAGTAATAATCTTATTCCATAGAGGTATAATTGGGGATAAATCTATATCTAATGGTTGTCCTGCTTGTTGATTAGGTATTGCTGGTGGAGGTGCTGGATTAGGGGCATTTGGGTCATTAGGGTCTATAGGTATTTGTGCTTGTAGTGGTGCTTGTATTGCTTGTATTCTAGTTTGTAAAATATTATTAATTTCACTAACTGCTAAATCTATTTCATAAACAGTTCTTCGTTCTATCTGTGTTGGTGGTAATTCAACTCTACCACTAACTGCTACTTGTTTTTGTTCATTTTTAAACACTCGTTTATTAGCTCTACGGTCTTCATCAAGTGCTTCGTTTGCTATTCTATTCTCTAAACCTAATACAGGCATTATATAATAGGTTTAGATAATTTTTCCTAAATGGGAAACTTTCTCTATTCTAATAATTTAATTGTTAGTCTTTTTAAATGTAAATCACTTCTAAGATGCCGACATCTATCTCCATCTCTAACATTCATTCCACATTCACACTCACTTCTATTTGCTTTCTTAGCTAATATATCATCTCTATTATTGATATGATAATCTTTAAAATAGTCTTTATAGTCTCCATACCTTTTAAAGTTATTAGGGATATTCTTATTCACTCTACTTTCATTTAAACCAATCCATTTCGCCTCTGCTTTCAATAGGTCTTCTTTACTACCTAATATCTCTTCTAATATCTCTTGTTTATAGTTATCAAACTCTATAACTTTATAACTACTACAATAGGGATTGATTTTATTCTTAAGCCATTTATTAAAACTACTCTTGTGTATATCTAATCTAACTTGTAGAGGAAGAGTAGTAGAACCGATATAGCAACAATTAGGTCTATCATCGTGTGTTGTATATAATCTATACACTATACCCTTTTGCGTCATTTTGTTTCTATTATATATTATACAACAGAAAATAAGTATTGCTTCCAAACCCATAGTTTAATTTAAATTAATTAATATCATACTTCGTTTAAGTATTTAATATTAATTGATTTATTTATTTTTATTTTATATTATATTTAGAATATTTAAAATACTTTTACAATATTTTTTTAAGTATTATATTTAATATTTGAGTTAAGTATTTTATTTTACATTTATCCATTAAACACAGTGGGTCTTCCTTGTAGAGCATCACTCGCCATTCCAATAGGTGTATATCTAAATGCTTGTCCAATGTCGTCAAAAAATCCACCACCAACAACAGAAGGTAATTGTGATATAGGCACTAATTTTCTACCACCTGTTTTTTTACCTCTAACACCTTGATTAAGTGCTACATTTTGTCCATTTCGTTGTGCCATTAGCTCTTCTTTTTGTTCCATACCTGCTCCACTACCTTTATTTCTTTCCCTAATAATTCTGTTTATAACTGCTTTTTCTTCATCTGCCTCTTCTTGGTGGATTTCTCTAACAGGCATTTTATTATTTCCTGATTTATCAAAATGCCTACTAAAATTACTATGTGCCCATCGGTTCATTTCAAGTTCAAATCTGCGTTGTTCTGGTGCTGTAAGCATACTTATATCTATGTCTGGACGAGCAGGTATATCTTCTTCTACTGCTTTTGCTTTTGCTTTTGCTTTTTTAGGTGCTTTTGCTTTTGTAGGTAATGATTTTGCTGATTGTCGTCGTTTTTCCATTAATTCAGGAAGGTTGCTAACACCCATAGCATCAAACAATTCTCTTGCTCCAGGGGGGATTTTTGTTCTCTTTTGTGGTAAATCTATAATTCCTTTAAATAATTCTCTTGCTCGTGGGTCAGTGGCAAATACTTCTTCAGCATTTCTCAAAATATTAGATACTTCTCCGTGAAACTTTTGGGGTATTCCTTCATACTTTTGGGGTATAGCTTTTGCTTTCTTTGCTTTCTTAGGTGCTTTAAATAAATCTCTATTCATAGGCGGTGCTGATTTTTCATTATCTGTAGGCATCATAGTCCAAATCGTTCCCTTATTAAAGGGTTTAGGTATATTTTGTAGTGATGGTGGTAGGTTCATATGTGTTGCCCCTAAGTCTATTTTTGCTCTTGATTGTGGTTGATATAGATTATTTGCTTTAACATATTTACTTGCTTCTATCATAGATAACCCTTTTTCTGCCATAACCTGTTTAACAATGGTTGCTCGTGCCTTAGCTCCTGTGTTAGTGCGTTTAGGTTTAGGTTCTGTAGATACTTTATTTTTAGGGGCAGAATAACTTGGATGTTGTTCTATCCAACTATCACCAGGCGTTCTATTTAAATCTCTTTTAATAGTAGCATTATTCCTATGGGGCGTACATTCATTTGTAGCTCTTGATATTCTATTTCCTTTAGGGCATCTTTTCTTTACATCTTTAGCACCTTTGGTTCTATATCCTCCTTCTATCATTCGGTTCTGTTGTGAGTTTAAAATAGGGTCTTCTAATTTCATTGGTCTATATTCCCTATCATAAAAATCTGCTTTTGCTGATGCCATTTGTGCTATAGAAGAAATACCTTTTCCACTCATACCAAAATTACCACCACATTCATCACCGCTACTACATTCGCTACAACAACTACCACCACACATACCACCACATCTTCCACATCCATTAGATGCTCCACTTCCCATTTGATAATTCATAGATGATACACCACCACCAATACTACTAACACCACCAATAAGAGGTTTAACAATAGCATTGATAAGAGGTAATGCGTTTATTATATCATTAAGTTCGCCTTTAGTATTAAAGCAATGTATTAATTTAGTAATTGTAGGTATCATAGATTTAGGTAGTCCGTGTTTTTCAAACTTTTCATTTAACATTTTCTCTACAAAAGCCATATTACCACCATTATAACCAGATGCTACAAGTTTATCACATATTTTAGCTATAACAGGGGCAACTTTCATAGACATAGAAGCACCACTTCCATCTAATCCAACTGCTTCTAAAGACCCACCATTAAGAGCATCTCTATTTTCTGCTGATTTATATTGTTGAGCAGTGTATCGTTTTGCTATTTGTTGATTGTAAGGATTATTATACGGCATTTAATATATCATATATTTAGATAATAATTTATGATATATCACATTTCTAATCCATTATCATCCATATTAATAATTACTGGTTCAGGACTTTTAGTTCTAGAATTATTGATAATAACTGTAGATAATCCATTAGTAATATTAGGTCTTGTAGTATTTGTATAATTTTTATATCTATTATTAAAGTCTAATATTATATCTTTTTCTATCATAGGTGCGATTTCTTCTAGATTTTTTAGGTCGGTTCGTATAATATTCAATAGGTCTTTTGCTAATAACCTATCAACTCTATTTAATCGTAATTCTATAGATATTCTTCTATTAATATGTGTATATTGTAGAGATACTATTCTATGTGTTTCTGCTCTTTTACCTAATTGAAAATAACTATCTAATGCCTTAATAATACCTATTCCAACTGATAATACACCTAATATGATATTTGTGTTATCATATTGAAGATTTAAAGCGTTTCCAAATCCTACTAATGACGATAAAGTAATTACTGGTATATTAATCATATTTGTGTATAAATTGTATTTATTATGTGCTTCTCTGTGTAAAATACTTAATGCTTCTGCTTTTTCTGCTTCTTCCTTAAATAGTTGTTCTAATGGTTCATCATAGATAATATCTTGCCTAGTATGTTCCATAGGTAATATATTATATATGTTAGGTATTTATTGAGGTGATTTAAATGTTTGACGAAGCACAATCCATTTAACTGTAGATGTATCAGCATTATTGAAACCGTTAGTTCCAACAAGAGCAGAATAGATATTTAAAGTCCCATTAGCAAGAATAGTACTATTTAAAATACCAGCAGTACCACCAGAAACAGTCCGTTGTACCATAACCAAATCCCCTAGTAAAATATTAGCATTAGCTACAGCAACAGTACCAGCGACTAGGGCGACAGAGCCACTATCTATGACTTGAAAAACTTCATTAAACGACATTTTTGTTTATATATCTTATAATAAGATTTTATTTTATAATAAATAAAATCATAGTATTAATTTGAATTAATTAATAGATTACATTAATCTATCTGCTAATTTACGACCTTTACCGCCAATAGGGTAAGACATACCGCCAGAAGGTGCTCCTAAACCAACTGATTTTAGAAAATCATCTGCTTTTCCAGCGTATTTACCTACACCAGGTAAATGAGTAGCCATAGGTAATAAAGGACGGACAAAGTTAAATACTTTCTTTAGTGGGGCAATCATAGAACCTAAACTATCAAAAAAACCACCACCAACAAGACGACGAACATCGCCTCTACTGTAAGTTTCACCAGAAGAAGAGTTAAGTACATCTTCCTTAGTTAAAATACCAGTATAGGTAGCACTTGAACCTTTTTCGCATACGAAAATACCACTATTGACGCATACAAGGACAATTTGGTAGGCAGTTTCATTAGCTACAGCACCAGCAACTGTATCTACTTGATTACGCAAACCTAATGTAAAATTGAGATTGAAATTACCTAAACTACCAGGAGCATAGTAATCTTCAGTAATTTGGATATGACGACCAAACTCTAACATTAAATAACTACCAGATGTAGGGATACGCTGACCATTACCAGTAGGGGCATTAACATTAGCTACACCTTGCCACAAGTTCCAATTTTCATTACAACCACTTTCTACACTGTATCTATACAATTGGTCTTGAGTAGCACTAGCTAAAATACCACTTTGATTGTTAAAATTGATAGATATACTTCTAATAGCACAAGCAAAGTCGCTAACAGCAGGATTAACACCATCAGGTTGGGCAACATTTGTCTTAGCTAATTGAGTAGGACGAACATAGATAAGGATTTTATCAGGTATCATATTTAATTGGATTGTTTGAGAAGTAAAAGAACTATCTGTATAAACAGCAGAACCATTAGCACCACCATTAAGATTTGAGTTAGTAATAGTTTGATTACCTACAAAATACCGAGGGAGGTCAATATAGGGAACAACATTACGAGCAGATAACAAATCGCTCGGTTTAGGGGTAAGAAAGTTGAATACAAGTTTAGAGTTAGATGCTACACCAAAATCTACAGTTGTTTGTATAGACCTTGCCCAAGTTTCAGCACATCGCAAAACTCTAAGAGTTTGAGAGTTTGTTTGTAAGTTCATAACAAAATTGAGATTTTGTATTCCATAGAAACCTTGACCATTGTAGTCAGGGTCATTCCAGACAAATGGAGAAATCATTAGAGGTTCTCGCACCCTAAGGACAAGAGAAGCAGTAGTAGCATTACCTGCTGTTTTAGCTACTTGAGCAAGTGAAATAATATCTATAGACCCACGAGGAGCATCATCTTGTATTTGATTACGAAATGATGATAGAGGATTATTAATGCTACCAACAGCATCAGCATAATTTTGATAGCAATCATTTTGAAAAGGGGTCATAGAGTTATATTTTTTAAGACTTTCTTTATCATACATACGATACATAACTGGGAGGAGGTCAGCAAGATTAACACTAACAGTGTTGTTATTAATTGTTGCTTGTATAGTTTGTACCAATGAATGTAGGGGTAAAGGAGCAAGAGAAGCAGTTCTACCCCAATCAAACAATACTTGCCCTACAGCAGGTTCAAGATTTGCCCCATTTGGAATAGAAAAATTGAGAGTAAATTGACTATCCCATATAACTCTACGGTCAATAATTGTTGTTTCACTAGGTACTTGAATGTTATAGGTATGAGAGTTAGAAGAAGCACTAATAGCACTAAACTCGGCAACAGTAATATTTTGCCCTGATTTATATACGGCATATTTAATACTATCGCTACACATTAAACGGTCATCTTTAACGAGGACTTTAGAAAAATCACTTGAGGACATTTTTGTTTATATATCTTATAATTAGATTTTATTTTAGAGTAAATAAAATCTCCCTATTTAAATTAGATTTAAAAATTATATTTTATAAATCTTGGTTTAATTGAGTAGTTGTTTGAAAATCTTTACGCCTAAACATTAATTTAATTGTAGCACTATTACCAGCAAGTAGATAAAACGGATGTAAATTACCAAAACTATCTCTCCAAAATACCCCTATTTGTATTGCTGATAAAGGCACATTACCATTTAAATCAATTAACCTATACTCGCTCTGTGGAACATATAAAATATTAGGTTTATAATCCCTACCAAAGACTAATGGTGCTTCTAGGTCAGTTAAGACATTAGCAATATTAGATAATGATGTTGCTCCAACCGAATTAGGGGCATTATAAATAAGTGGTGTAGATATAAGATTAGGATTAACAGGTAGTAGAGATGTTGTGAATGTAATATTAGATACAGGGTTCCATAGAGGTGTAGTAGTATATTCTTGTCTCATAAAAATAAAAGTAGCACTATACGGTGCCAATGGTATAGTTATAGCAGTAGGAGGTTGTGAATAGGGTAAAAATGGTGATACATTAAAACTACCATTATAATTAGAAACAGCAGGGGGAACAGCACTACCACCATTAAAAGGTAAAGACCCTAGATTTGTATTATTTTGGTTATAGATTTTAATGATATAATCTTTCCTACCTACACCAGTCGTTGCTGTAGTAGGATTACCTGATTGTTTATTAATGTATGCCTCAAAACTACTGAATAAATTGTATAAAGATTGATTAAAATATAACCTTACATAATTTCCTGCTACATTAAAAGGTGCTGTACGCTCATAAGGTTCAATTTGGTCAAAGTATTGAGCATTTGCCCATAGAGTTGCTTTATCAGTAGTGCTATCCCAAGTCATATAGGGTTGAAAATTAGGATTTAATCCTGCTCCTATTATTAATGCTAGACCTCTATAACAATCTGCTAATGCTTTATTAACAACATTATAAATAAAATGTGTGTAGCTATAACAGTGGTAATAATCTCCTTCCATATTCTGGAAACTTGCTGGATTTGGTTTTACCGCATTTAAATCTTCTGGTGTCCATATTAACTGTTGTTGTACTTCACGCCAAGTTGCTGTAGCGTCATATACTCCCATAGTAATAAAATAGTTAAGATTATTAGCATCAACAGATGGAAGTTCTATACTAGGTATAAAGAGTGGTAATGATGGTGTTTCTAAACTAAATCTTACAACACTAACAAAGTAGTTGCTTGGATTGTCTAGAATAGGGTTTGACCTTGTTTCATTAAACTCTAAAAATGGTTTAGCATTTCTATTTGTAGTATCATTGTTAGTAATGTTCAAATCATAATAGATATGGTAAGGTTCAAATAAGGAATTAGCACTATTTGTGAAAGACATTCTTTTCTATATTATATATAGAAGATAATTTATAAACTATAAAATTAATCATTTTGATAAACCCTATTTTACAGTAATTACAACTCTATAGGTAAAGTATCTAAGTAAAATATATATAAATATAAACTCTACTATTATTTATTACAAAAATCTACTCTACTCATCTACCTTCGTTCTATAGAGAAAGAAAGAAAGATATATATACACTACTAATAATATAATACTTTATTCAAGTATTTAATATTTTAACAAAAAAATAATTTAAAATTATACAATACTTACAATACTTACAATACTTATAAAATTAATTTATAAGAATAATATTAAATACTTATACCAAGTATTCTAAATATGATATACATAAAAAATACTTACCTTTAACTTACCATAACTTATCTTGTTGTCTTCATTTTGCTTCTAAACTGACCATCCAATAGGGATTAACGGTGGCATTTCACCACCCTCTGCTCGGTCTTTCGCACCATCCATTTCTTCTCTTTCAACTTCATCAATGGGCAATGGGATTTCTTTGTAGAGTAAATTGGCACAATGATATACACAAATCTTCTCTAATATTAATTGTTTCTCCTCAGGGTCAATAATGTTTGTTTCAAGAATAGGTATAATCTGTCCAACAACTTGTTGGGTTCCAGAATACCAAATCTTAGCGACATCGGTTCTCTTCAACGCCATAAGTTGTTCAAAACAATCAACCAACCTACGCTTAGAAACATAGAATAGGTGTAGTCTCTTTCCTGTTATCATATGTAATTTTATCGTATCTGTTGTAAGTCCCCTGAGCATAGCTCTAATCTGGTTCTTCAAAACAGTGTATTCTGTTCCATTGGATAATCCGTATCTTCTTTTGTTATTCTTCGTCATTGTAGGGTAGGTTGCTACTATCTTTATTCTGTAAAAATCTAAAATCAATTTTTTTTGAAAAATCTTATAAAAGTGTCTTGTGAAATTAATAAAAAAAAAAACGATTTTTTGTTAATTATTTATGTAAATATTTAGTAAGATTTTTCAAAAAAAATTGATTGTTATTTTTTTGTAGGGTAAGTATTAGTAGCAAGAAATCTGTATTCAAGATGTCGTCAGCAAGTTTGACTAAATCCCTTACGCCTGAAGAGTTGGAAAACTTACAGGATGTTATGTGTGATAAACCCCCTAAATACGAGCACAGCTATGAGGACTGTTGTATGGTGTCTAATATTTACAAAAATCCATCATTCCAAGCGTGGGCAGATGAAATGATGAAGAAATACACACGCCAATATCTAATGACTAATTTTCTACAGTATGCGTGGAGAAACGACGAGACCTACAAGGACTACCCTATACTTTGGACAAAACCTATTAAGAAGACACAACACCCTAAAGACCCCCTAACTCAAATCAAAAATCCAGTTGCGGAGATGAAGATACTAGACAAGGATGCCCCTGATACCGTTTATCTTGCGGTATTTTTCAAATATCAAATCCCTATCTACGGTTTCCACATCCACCCTACAAAGAGAGTGTATGTAGGGGCAAAGAAGCAATCATCAAAGAAGATGTTGTGCGACAGGAAGGCTGTAGAGGCACTCAAGGCAGAGTTGGCGACACTCAAAGCACAAGCATCTGCCCCTAAGGTTTCCGTTGAACCTACCCTACATATGGCGATGGAAGGACTGAGTGAAGAGGCACTTGCTTGGATGGAGAAACTTCCACGAGAGAAGCAAGACAACTATCAAGTGGTTTGGGAAGGGTTTGCGGAAGATGCCCTGATGCGTAGGGTAAGTAAGTGGTGTGCGATTGTAGAGATGGATTTCAAGAAGACACTGAAGAAGTAAATACGGACGACTTAGGTAAAATCAGGTAAAATACGGTAAGTATTTTTTTTATGCCCCCTATATGCCTTCGGCATAGCGACGGTAAAATAAAATCAAGGTAAAATATCTAATGTATAATTAAATATAGGT